CTATTAACTCCAGAGAAATCTATAAGATTTAGCAGAGTTACAAATAGAATCTATATTGATGCTGATTGGAAAACACACGCAATTCCTGGTCAATTTTTTATGTTTGAGGCTTACAGGATATTAGACCCAGAGTTGTATGGAGAAATATATAATGATCGTATTCTTAAACAATATGTTACGGCAAAAATAAAAGAACAATGGGGAAGAAATTTATCAAAATTTGATGGTGTTTCTTTACCGGGTGGTGTTTCTTTAAACGGTCTTAGAATTTTAAATGAAGCACAAGACGAAATTCGTAAACTGGAAGACGAAATACAACTTAAATACGAAGAGCCTCCAATTTTCTACATAGGGGGTTAATTTGGCTATAAACCCATATTTCAATAACTATAACTATGCCCCAACACAAGATCTTATAGAAGAAATTGTATTGGAATCTATTAAACAATACGGGATAGATGTTTACTATATTCCCAAAAAATTTAATAAATTAGATAATATTTTTGGTGAAGATATACTGCAAGAGTATAAAAATATATTTAATATAGAAATGTATCTTGAGAATTTTGCTCAAATGGCAGGAGAAAGAGAAATAATTTCAAAATTTGGTCTTGAGATTAAAGATGAATTTTCTCTTATTGTTTCTAGAAAAAGATTTGAACAAGAATCAGCAAAATTACCACTAATGGATTCTAGACCTGTTCAAATAGAATCTCCTATGATGGGAGATTTGATATATTTTCCTCTTACTAAGGGGTTGTTCGAAATAAAATATGTAGATAATAAGCACATATTTTATCAACAAGGTAAACTATACACATATAAAGTGGATTGTGAACTATACAAATATTCATATGAAAGATTCAATACTGGTGTGGACGATGTAGATTCAATTGAACAAAATCTCACCAAGGGAATTGATGTTGATAGTGATGGAATTCCAGATTATATAACAAAGAATCAAGGACCAGATGACAATGAAACAGTACAGAATGATTCTAATGATGTTATAGATTTTTCTGAAATAGATCCTTTTTCGGAAGGTAATTACTAATGTTTTCTACTTTTTATCACGAATTAACTAAAAAAACTGTTGTTGCTTTTGGTACATTATTTAATAATATTTACATAGAACGAAAAGATTCTAATGGAAATGAAGTACAAAAAATAAAAATACCATTAACATATGCAGCAAAAGAAAAATTTATGCAAAGACTGAGCATAAATTTAAACGATCCTTCTGCATATGCTGCTCAAATAATATTACCCGCCATGTCTTTTCAAATGGTAAACATAGTTTATGATAAAGAAAGAAAGAAAAATAGTATACAAAAAAGATATGCTCAAGATTTAGAAATTACAGATGATATTGTCATTAATTATCATTATTCTGATGTCCCATACAATATAAATTTTCAATTATCATTATATTCTAGAAATATAGATGATGGATTACAAATAATGGAACAAATATTACCATTTTTTACTCCTGAATTTACAATAACAATAAAACCAAAAGTATTAAAAGATGAATATGAAAAAATAGATGTGCCTATAGTTTTAAATGAAGTAAAATATACAGAATTATTCGAAGGAGAATTAGTTAAAGAAAATACTCGATTTTTGACGTGGGATTTTGTTTTTACTGCAAAAACATATATGTATGGACCAGTAAGACAAACAGGACTAATCAAGAATATCGATATCAATATCTTTGATAAATTTCCAGAGGATTATGAATGAATAGAATAGAAAACATCAATATAAAGCCCGTTGTTTACCTAAAAGATACAAATGGTGATTATATATTGGACACTGAGGGTAATAAAATAATAGATAAAATAGGAACAGAAGTTTCACCTTATGATGATTATGAAATTTTAACAACAATAACTGAATTTATTTAAAGGTTTGTAATGGAAAAAAATAATTTTGAAAAAAATATGGAAGAAATATTTGATTTACCCACGGAAATAGAAGCAGAAGAAATAATACCAGAATCTGTAAAAGATATAATTCAAAAAAACACAGATCAAACAGAAGATTTAGAAAAAGATTATAAAAAAGCACGACAAAACTTTAACGATTTGATAAATAAAGGTGCAGAGGCAATTGATGGTATTCTTATGGTTGCTTCTGAAGGACAGTCTCCAAGAGCATATGAAGTCGCTTCTCAATTAATAAAAACGGTTTCAGATGCAAATAAAGATTTAATAGATCTACATCTCAAAATGAAACAAATACAAGAGAGCGAAAGCGTCTCTCGGGGGCCATCCACTGTAAATAATTCTATTTTTGTAGGAAGCACAAAAGAATTACAAGAATTATTAAAAGCAAAGAAAAAGAAACAACTAGAACAGTTAGACCAAGAGGATCTTGGAGAAAATGACTGAAAAAGAAAAATCATATCTTGGTAATGAAAACATTAAAGGTTCGAATGTAAAGGTTCCCTTTACTCAAGAACAAGTAGACGAATTTATCAGATGCTCTGAAGATCCTATTTATTTTATTGAAAATTATGTCAAAATTGTAAATCTTGATGAAGGTCTTGTCACATTTCAGATGTATGATTTTCAAAAAGAACTCATACGAACTGTCAATGATAATAGATTTACCATAGCCAAACTACCACGTCAAACAGGAAAAAGCACGTCGGTTGTTTCTTATCTTTTATATTTTGTATTATTCAACGATAATATGAATGTTGCAATTTTAGCTAACAAACAAGATATTGCTCGAGATCTTCTTAGCAAAGTTAAAGTTGCATATGAGTATCTTCCAAAATGGCTTCAACAAGGAGTCGTTGAATGGAACAAAGGATCTATCCTTCTTGAGAATGGTTCACGAATAAAAGCTGCTGCTACTTCCTCTAGTGCGATTCGTGGTGGTTCTTATAACGTAATATTCCTTGATGAGTTTGCATATGTTCCTTCTCATATTGCAGACGAATTTTATTCTTCTGTTTATCCTACAATTTCATCTGGTAAAGATACAAAAATTTTAATTGTATCAACTCCAAATGGCTTAAACATGTATTATAAAATATGGGACGATGCAGAAAAAAGAAGAAATTCTTTTGTTCCAGTTGAAGTACACTGGAACCAAGTTCCAGGAAGAGATGATGAATGGAAAAAGAAACAAATAGCAAACACTAGTGAGCAGCAATTTAGAGTAGAATTCGAGTGTGACTTTATTGGATCTACAAATACTTTAATCGACGCAACAAAACTTAAAATATTAACACACGATGATCCTATACAAAAAACACAAAACGGATTGTGGGTTTTTCAACAACCAAAAGAAGATCATACATATGCAATGATTATTGACACATCTAGAGGACAAAGCATTGATTATAATGCTTTTATTGTAATTGATATTTCAGAAATTCCTTATAAAGTTGTTGCTACTTTTAAAAATAATGAAATTTCTCCTATTATTTATCCGAATCTAATTTACCCTGTAGCAAAAAAATATAACGATGCATATATTTTAGTAGAAATTAATGATATTGGTAGTCAAGTTGCAGATATTTTATACCAAGAATTCGAGTATGAAAATATTCTATCTTCTAGTTTCAGAGGAAGAAAGGGTCAAATGCTTGATGGGGGATTTGGTTCAGGTCAATCCCAATTTGGAATAAGAACAACCAAAGCAGTGAAAAGACTTGGGTGTTCTTTGATGAAAAGCATGATCGAAGGAGATAAGTTGGTTGTTGTAGATTACCGTATAATTCAAGAATTGGTAACTTTTATAAATAAAAGGACATCATATGAAGCAGAAGTAGGCCATAATGATGACTTAGTAATGTGCCTTGTTCTATTTTCATGGTTAACAAGTCAAGAATATTTTAAAGATTTAACAAATTTAGATTTAAAGAAAAATATATTTAAAGATAAAATAGACCAATTAGAAGAAGAAATAGTTCCTTTTGGCTTTATAAACGATGGTTTTGAGGATAATGTGGAAGTAGACAAACAAGGAAATGCTTGGTATAGTATATAATTATGAAAATATACAAAAATATAAATATACTTTGATAATATAGATTTAGAGTGTATCAAAGGAGATAAAAATGGCATTTCAATTAAGTCCGGGTGTTAATGTTACAGAAAAAGACGTAACACTCATTGTACCAGCAGTAGCAACCACCCCAGGTGCTATTGTTGCACCATTTCAATGGGGGCCTGCTGACGAGCCAACATTAGTAACATCAGAAGCAGATTTGGCAAAAAGATTTAGCGGTCCTCTCAGTTCTACAGCAGGAACAACTATTGATTATGCTCCATTTTGGTTTACTGCAGCAAATTTCCTTTCATATGGAAACAACTTAACAGTAATACGATCTTTGGCCGAAAATCAATATTTCACCGCTGTAAACAGTTCTGCGGTCGATAGTGATGGAATGGGAATTGCTGTGA